CCCGAACGCCCACGGAACCCTCAAGGCGTTTAAGGACGCTCAGTCCGCTTACGACACTGGCCACTTTTTGCTTGCTACCATCGGTGGCAACGAAAAATCCAAGCAGTATTGCCGTGATAAAGGCATGATCCTCAACGCACTTAGCGAGGGCGTGAACTCAGCAGGTGGGTACTTGGTTCCAGAGGTTATGGAATCGACAATCATTGACCTAAAGGAAAGCTATGGCGTTGCTCGACAAAACGCCTATGTCTATCCAATGACGAGCGATGCTGCAACGATTCCACGTCGGCAAAGCGGCTACACTGTCTACTATCCAGGCGAGGGTGGACAGGGTACAGAATCCGACATGGCATGGAGCCAAGTTCGACTAGAAGCCAAAAAGGCAATGATTCTCACGCGAATCTCGAATGAGTTGAATGAGGACGCAATTGTCTCTCTTGCTGACATCATCACTGCTGAAATGGCGTGGGCGTTCGCTCAAAACGAAGACTATGGCGTTTTCCGTGCTAACGGCGAATCGACCTATGGCGGTGCCGTTGGATTGGCTAATAGCCTGCTCGCGGGATCGAAAGTTACCTCCGCATCTGGCGACAACACATTTGCCGAGCTTGAATGGGCATTTTTCGAGGAAGCGGTTGCAAAACTGCCTAGATTCGCTGGAATCCAGCCTGCATGGTACGTGCACTCTGCAATGTTCTACACAGCAATGGCTCGACTTGCTAACGCCGCTGGTGGAAATACCAAGGCAGATGTCGCCAGCGGCTATGACATGATGTTTCTGGGATTCCCAGTGAAGTTCACTCAGGTACTGCCATCAGCAACAACGGACCTAGCTGGTTCTGTGGTTGGTTTCTTTGGAGACCTTCGCATGGTTGGTACGTTCGGGTCTCGCCGTGGCATCACCATGAGCAGCGATTCGAGCTTGTATTTCGCTTACGACCAAATCGCATTGAAGGGTACACAGCGATGGTGCTGGAACGGTCACGAAACTGGCTCCGCTTCCGCTGCTGGTCCGATGATCGGCTTGGTAATGAACACCTAATCTTAGGTGATTGACGCGGGGTGAGCCTTGTAAACCGCTCCGCGTTTTCTTCCACACAAAACACGAAAGAACAGGTGATTCTATATGAAACAGACCCAAGTACTCCACACTTCGATTGCAATCGCTCCGCAGAGCCTTGCATCTAATACCACGACAACTGCCCGCATTGATACTGCCGGTGCAGATTACGCAACTCTACGCATCTGCTTTGGTGCTGAGTTGAATACCAACGCAACTGGGCCAACGATTGCTTTGACGGCAAGCGATGACACCGTTGTGACCAACTTTGCAACCTTCAATGCTTCGTTCGCACGAACTGCGGAGGATTGTACCGCTGGTAAGGTTGTGACGTATCACGTCCAGCCACCAAAGCGTTATTTGCGAGTTGCGTTGACGACTCCAAACTCCAGTAACGACGTTATCTCAGCCTGCGTTTTAGCTGAATTGGTGAAAGAAATCTCGCCAATTGGCACAACTGGCCAAGGTGATGTTGTTGTGATCGGCTAAGCCGAGTGTCACTCACTCCGCTCGGCACCCTGCCATCGATGATAGCCCTAGTCGGTGGCAGGGATTTAATTTACGGGGCACATGGCGGGCTACCATGTTTTACGGACAGTTAATGCAGGACGCTTGGGTTGCTGAGCAGTTGCAGCATTTTGATTTACGACGCGGTTACTATGTCGATGTTGGCTGTCATGACGGGCACGAACTGAGCAATACGCTCTATTTTGCTGAGCGTGGCATGCCTGGATTGTGCATCGACGCGAACAGACGCACGCTCGAACTGGCAAAGAAAACACGGCACGCAGAATTTGAGTGCTGTGCAGTAAGTCACAAAAACGGTGAAGTAGGATTTAAGGTTAGTCATATCAATGACATGCTGTCCGGTATCGAATCGGTATATCCAGACTACAAAATCGAATGCAAGACGCTTGCCACAATACTTGACGAGCATCATGCACCAAAAGAAATAACGTATCTATCAATTGACACCGAGGGGCATGAATACGAAGCGCTGTTGGGCCTTGGCGATTATGACCCACAGATAATCACAATTGAGCACAACGGCAAATCAGAAAAAGCAAGCAAGATACTCGACTGGCTATGGTCGAGGAATTACTTGGTGCGAAATGTAGCTTGGGACTTTTTTGCAATCAAAGACAGAGTGAGGTTTGAAAAATGAGCGAAGAGCAGACGAAAGAATTTAAGGTTTGTGCGTTGATGACGCTGGGCCGGTATCGCAACACACGGGCACAGCTTGTCATTGAACAAGCGATCCGCAGCGTAGGGTTGCCACTGCACACAGCAGAGGGTGTGTTTTACGGCCAATGCATGCAGCGACTTTTTACGCGGGCTATTGATCAAGGTATCGACGTTGCAATCACCATTGACTGGGATTCGTTCATTACCGGCAAGCACATCATGCAGTTGCTTCAAATCATGGCACAACGGCCAGATATTGACGCACTTGCAGCGATGCAGGCGAAGCGTGGATGCCACTATCCTTTGATGACAATTCAAGGGCAAACGTCTACCGACTGGGACGGACGCTCGCCGCTGCAAGTCGATACCATGCATTTTGGTTGCACGGCAATTCGGCTTGATAAGCTTGCCAAGATGCCGAAGCCATGGTTTTGGTCGACGCCCGGAACCGATGGCGAATGGGAAGATGACAGTGGCAAGATTGATGACGACATTTACTTCTGGAAATCGTGGAAGGCGGCTGGCAATTCAGCTTACGTCGACCCACTGACACGAATTGGTCACATGGAAGAAACCATTGCCGTTTTTGATGACAGCATGAAGGTAAGACACCTTTATCCTAAAGCGTGGTCGGAACTAATTGAAACGGGCAAGTTTCCAAGTGACGCAAACACTGTAGAGGCTGCAAGCGATGTCTGAGACAAGCCTGATTTTAGTCACCGATCGAACCGTATATCCGGTTAGTGTTGCCGAAGTCAAGCAGCAATTGAATATTGCCGACGATGAAACCGCACACGATGACTACATCAGGCTATTGATTCAGGTTGCTACTCAACAGTGGGAACACGATACGCAGCAGGTCACCACGCAGCAAACCTGGAAGTATGTCATTGAGTGCTTTGACGATGACGAAATCATCATTCCATATGCACCAGTGGCATCAATCACGCACATCAAATACTACGACGTAGGCAATACGCTTCAGACGCTATCGAGTGCCTATTACACGCTGGACGGCATTACCGGCGGCGTACCAAAGGGTAATTCGCGTGTGTGGCTTAACGAGCCGTACAATTGGCCGAGTACCTACGACCGAGAGGATGCGGTGCAAGTTACCTTTGTGGCTGGATATTCGGCAACGGCATCCAGTGTTCCACAAATTTATCGGCACGCCATATTATTGCTTTGCACGTTTTACTTTGAACATCGCGGCGAACCTGTTGTCGGTGATTTGCCAATGTATCCAGCCTATGAAGCACTTGTGCGTCGATTCATGCGGAGCACCTACCCATGACGGTATACCAAGGCAAAAAATTCGTCATAGGCTCAATGCGGCATCGCATTTTAGTGCAGCAAGAAGTCGAGACGTTTGACACAACCAGCGGACAGCCAACGCGAACATGGAGCACGCTCTATAATGACGAGCCAGCAATATACGACGAAGTCAGAGGCGGTGAGAACTTTAGAGGTGGACAGGTCGAGGCAGGTATTACAGCGGTATTTACCGTCCGTTATCGCGAAGGATATGGCCCGACTCGTCGAATATACTTCAACACGCGGTACTACAATATTGTGTTCGCGAAGCGAGTCAGGGGATACGACAGATACCTCGAAATCCACTGCCGAGCGGTAGATAACGGGACGGTGTAGCATGAACGGCATTCGATCATTGTTTGTGTTTATTGCCAGAGAGATAGCGAGAAAAGCATCGGATTGGTTTGTTTCGTTAACGCGGTTTGTGAGTCGTTTTTTCGGATAAAGTCTCGGTAAACTATGGCAAAGAAAAAAGCAATATTTATCGATAACTCGCAACTCGTTGACGTAACCAATCACCTCAACAGTTTGTCCGCCGACGTATCGAAATACGTACGAAAGCACGCCGCACCGCGAGCCGCCGAACTTGTACGAACAACTGCTGTCGCACTGGCACCAAAGGGCAAGCAATCAGACCGAGCCAAACAAAGCAAGAAACATAAAGCCAAGTGGGGAAAAACTCCGCCGCTGTCGCAAGTCGTCATTAGCGAGATCCGCGATTACGGTGTGAATAACTTTACGTCGTTTGTTGGGCCTGAATACCCGTACGGCAATAAGGCGTATTTCGATTACCACGGCACCAAGATGCGAAAGCGAGTCTACTGGGGAAGATTGCCGAGTAGCGGACCTAAAAGCCGTCGCAAACGTCGATGGATGGTTCAGGTGATGGATACAGTCGGACAAACCGTTGTGAAAATTTACGAAAACTCAGTTAAAGACGCTGTTGCCGAAACACTTTGGAAAAAGTAAATGGCCGACCCTACTGCCGCTGTGCGGTCCTACTTACTAAACAACACAAGCACTGCGATAACGTCGCTGGTTGGTAGCGGTACGTCGGCACGAATCTTCCCAGATGAGTTGCCACAAAACTGCCAGATGCCGGCGATTACCTATGAGGACATTAGCGACACGCCAACGCACGTTATTGGCACCGACTGGGGACGCAGTGGATTCAGCCGGGCACGAATTGCGTTTGAGTGCTACGCATCGACAAAGACACAGAGCAAATCACTGGCACGGACACTCATGGCGTACTTGTGTGGGCCTACACAACGATTACGCGGAGTTTACGGCGGAGTAAATTTCATGGATGCGATGATTGACTACGGACCACGCAGCGAGACGGACGCTCCAACCGATGGCAGTGACGAGCGGCGTTATCTAACGACAATCGAAATCATGTTTTCTTATTACGATGAATAGGAGGCCCACTAGATGGCTATTACCGAAACTCACGCGGATACCGGTGCAGGTGCAACGATTACGTTTTCGAGCACCAGTTACGCTGCAAAAATCAAGTCGCTTCAGTTGCCGACGTTTATGGTCGATGACTTGAACAAGTCGACGCTCGACTCCACTGGCTAC